CGAACCTCTTGTTGTACAGGAGCATCAGCGACTACCCGTGCTACGAGGTCGCCGGCTCCTGGGATCGACAAGGTGCTGTATGTGAGGCGAACGATCGATTTGCCGCGGGCCATGGTTGCAATGTTGGCAGCTACCGATTGTGGCGTGTCACCCGCTTGCGTGCGATACGCATAGCTCGTACCGTCGATGAGCACGCCGGCGATCTGGCCGACGTCGGCCCTTCCGCCAAAGGTCACCGAGCTACCATCGACCTTGGCGGTCAGGTTCGGATGTGCGGCAGCGCCCATCCAATGCTCGGCGTATCGGGTGGTTGTCCGGCTCGCGCCGCCGCCAGGGAAAACTGTCACGTTGATCTTTGCGGCTCGAAGGTCGGCGTCCAATGCAGCTGAGTTGGGCCATCCCCGATAGATCCGGCAATCGGGACCGGGAACGCTGATTTGGCTGGTTCCATTCGGATAAAGCGCACTTGAGACCGCCTCGACCAGAGCGGATTCCACGTCTGATTGGTCGGCCATCAGGTTGTTGCTTGTTTCGCTGTGATGCGCCAGCCAAGATCTGTCAATTCGGCCGCGGCGACGACCGCATTCCGCCCGAGGTCGTCGGTCAAGAGGTCCGACGGACGCAGGATCACACCCTGTATCGCGGGCAGTAGAACGGTCCAATAGGGGATGGAACTGTCACTTGGGAGATCCGGATTCGGATGTCCTCGCCCGGCTGTGCCGAGTATGCTGGCCGGCCAGTTCGAGAGCAGTGCTTCGTTGGTCTCGGTGATGACTCCGCCGTAGGTGTTCACGCCGGTATTCGGCGGCGCGGCTGGGCGCCAGAAGGACACTATGCGGTTGGCCTGCGCGCACAGCACCGGTGCAAGCCGTTGTTGAGCGGCGATGAACCAGGTGGTGCCAGCCTGCACAAGATAATCGCCGGGGCGCGTGTAGGCTGCATCGAACACACCGTACCACAGCGCATCGCCGTACGCGTTAGGGTGAGCGAACCTGCCATCACGCGCCGTGAAGGCGGCGCGGAGGCGCAGGAACCGGTTCTCCGCAGCCAGTGGATCGGAGGATCCCGACGGCCGATAGGCATCAGTGGTCGTCCCGACCGCTCGTGCCGTGGCGTTCAGACCGCGGTAGATCCTATCCGGCAATGCGTCAGGATCCATTTCACACGACCAGGGCAATGCCGCTGTCCGTCAGCGCAGGTCCTGGCGGAACACCAAAAAAGCCGCAGAGTCGCCGCCGCCAGTCATCGAACAACCTGGTGCGGTCGCGGAGCTCATCCCTATTGCGTGTCCATATGGACGCCTGGTCGGTATCAAGATTGTCGCCCGCCCGTGGCACGGCGAGCTCAAGCACGGTCAGCGTGCCAAGGTAGCGCCGCACGATGGCCTCTTCTGCATCAGACATGTTATTCATCCGGAATTCCAGCAAGCCAGAGGCCTGGGTGAATCGCCAATTCTGGAATCCCGAGTTCGCCGCCCCGTACGCAGGGTAGCCACAGAATCGACGAATGTCCGTCTTTTCGGCGTCCGTGAATGCCATCACACGTAGGATCCGTCGCCGCGGGTGAACAACACTGTGCCGCTGCCAGAAGCAAGCACTGCGGCTCCATGGGTTACCAGGTTGTTCGCCGATAGCATCGCCCGCGAGTTCGCCATCACCGGCATATCGGCGACGGAGGCAGAAACCGACGGATCGGCACCAAAGCGCACATAGGCGAGCGAAGCGGTGGTATTGGTCACGACGATCGAATCGCCTCCTCCCGCGAGGGCCACCGTGGCGGAAGACGTGCCCGCGCTTAGTGATGCCGTTCCAGTTGGGCGAAACGGTGTGATGGAGCCGATGGCCATTTGCTTTTCCGTGTCCGGGGGTCAGCCGATGTGCTCGACCATCACGGCGCGCTTGAACGCGGCATTGGTGGCGGTCGGAACCGTGGTCGGGTTGGTTGTGGTGTCTGACGGCGCGCAGAAACCGCCGATCCAATACCAAGATTGAGCAATGATCTGCTGCAGACGATCGATTGGTTCGCGTGTCACCATCGCCACGTCATCGACAACGGCGACAATCGAATCCTTTGGTGCCACGTCCTCGGCTGCCATGCCGGCGAAATCGCCCTCGATGAGTGCGCCTTGGCCGCAGATGATGGGCCGTCGCACCATCAGGCCCGCAAGTGTCGGGTGTGGCTGCACGAAGGCCTCGGTGGTCGGGATGAACCGCAGGCCAAGGAAGTCGTTCGTCATACCTTGGCGGAACACCTGGTTTGCCGAAGTGGCGCCCTGGAACAACTGCTTGAAGTCCGGATCAGCGAATAATTGCCGGGCGGACACTGGATCGAGATAACAGTTGTAGACACCGTCGATTTCCGGTACCGCGTTCATGCGCAGCTTGGCCACCGCATCGAGCAAACCGGCCATCGTCAGCATGTCGGTCGCGGTCAACGCGGCCGTCGTAGCGCGCTGCGACGGCCGGACGACCACCGCCGCGTTGGCCGCGGTCACCGCATTGCCGGCTGTGCCATCGGATACCGATACGTTGCCAGAGAAGGCCAGAACACCAGACACGCCATTCGGCGCAGTCTATACATTGGTGACGTCGGCGGTGACGCCAACCAGCGTGTAGGCATTTGTGCCAACGGCGACCGTGAGGGGATTCGACACGCCAACCTGCTGCTGTGCGCCATTGACGAAGGCGTTCTGGAAGCCGCGGACATCATCGACTGCGACGGCGGCACCAGGGCTGCCCAACGTGGTGCGAACCCGCGTGTTGCCGCCAAAGTAACTGCTGAACAGCGCATTGCGGGCTAGTTCATCCAGGCTGCGAGCCGCCTGCTCACCGTTTACGAAGGCATTTTGCAGAAATTGTGATGCGATCCCGACACGACTGGTAACCATGTTCAGGTCGGTCGTGGCGGCATAGTGGTTGATGGTGATAGTGTACTGCTCGACGCCCCAACCGCTCGGCGTCATGCCGTTATCGAGGTTGGTGTTCGAGCTCGCCGTCAGCGGGGTCGTGATACTTGGCTTCAGGCCGGCCCGCGTTCTGGTCAGGGTCTCACCGATACCCACCGAGATTTGCACCCGATCGGCGCAGGCCCGGTATCCCAGCCGCGACCTCATGGCCTGCTGGAACTCGCGCTCCAGGAAGCCCTGCTGAATGATCGGCTGCAGGACTGCCGGAAAGTTCTGAATGCCCATTCGGGAATCCCCTCTATGACTGGTGTTTCAGGATCGCCGCGCGAGCGGCCCGGTATTCGGCATCGGTCATTTCATTTGCAAATTTTTGGCGGAGAGGTTGCGCTGGGGGCGGGTGGGTCCGGCTGGAAGACGATGTGCCACCAAACAGCCAGGGCTTTGCCCGTTTCAGTTGCACCATGAGCTCACCAGCATTTGCCAGCTCACCATCCGAGGTCAGTTCCACGTCTTTGAGGTCGAGTAACTTCAGTCCGTCCAGATCGACGATCCCCGCGCGTACCGCCTCAACCTTCAATTCGGCACGCACGACGCGCGCACGCGCTTCACGCTCGGTCTCCGCCAATCGACGCTCGAGCGATTCCGCTCGCATGCGAAGTTCCGCGACCGGATCATCATCCGGTGCGGGAGGCGTGTCGTCTTGTGACATTCAGTTGCTTCCGTTGGTGTTCCGGTCTGAGACGATGCGCGCCAGTTCCGCCGGCACGTCCTCAATGTCGAACGTGTCGGCGATCGCCTTCACCGCGCTCTCGCGGCTGATATGGCCCGCATTCGCCAGACTGCTTAGCGTCTGCGCGTCCTTCTGCCGATCATCGGCGGTGGTCGGATACCAGCGTGGCCAGCTTAGCGAGAGCCTAGCTACAGGATCCATTGCCTGGATCTCGCGTCCCATGACTCGCAGCCGATAGACCTGCGAAGCCCGTAGCACCATGCGTGCGAGCAGCAGCAGAGCTCCCTCGCCGTAGCTGATGCGAAGATTGTCGGCGAGCCACACGAGGCCTTGGTTCATCAGTTCTAGCGCGCGGCCCGACTGAGCTGCGGTCAGCCGGTCGGCATTCGCCCGGTTGCCGTGCACGCTTTCCAGAGCCAGCTCGCGAAGCGCCCGCACATATTCGATGACTGCAGCCGACGCCGTGCCGCCTATCTCCAGGAGCTTCGCGTCGCCCTTCTCGCTGACCACGAGGGCGTTGCCGGCTCCCTTGATGATCTCGCTGTCGGTCGTGGCTGGTTCCTTGATCAGCAATGTTGGATCGCTGCTGTACTTCAGGCCGCGACCAGCCTGGCTGAGTTGGTAGTCAATCTCGATCTGTGTCTCGATTGCGGCGCGGAAGGTGCAGGCGCCATCGGCAGGGTCGCCGGTAGACGAAGGGCCAGGCAGGTTGCGAATCCAGACGACCGGCACGTAACCGAGGTTGTGCACGACACTGTGCGCTTCGTCGATTTCGTGCTTGAATGAACTGTTGACCGGG